TTGTTATTATTATTAAGTAATCTTTTAAAATAAGGAGTTTATATGCAATTAATTAAAGATTTATGGGCTGTTGTTCAGTCAGTATTACAAGTAATTAAAACATTAGTAGGTTATGTAAGAGCAATTATTTTGGCTGTGGAAACACTTATTGGCAAAATTGCTCATAAGAAAGCAGAAGTTGCTGTATCTGCACCTGAAGTATCACCAGTAGTAGATACACCTGTTCCTACACCAGTAGCTCCTACTCCTGTAACTAATGAAAATGGCGCTACAACTACTGTAGCTCAATAATGGATTTTTCTAAAATAACGTCAATGTTATTTCCTGTAATCATTTCAGCGATTGCATGGCTTTTATCGTCTATGACTTCTATGCAAAACGATTTAATTGACATTAAATCTAAAATGCCTGCTTTAATAACATCACAAGGCGTTCCAACAGATAGTCCGTTATCTGCTGCAGAAAGAGTTAAAATGAAAGAGGAGTTAAACAAAGAAATATCAGAACTTAATGTTCGTATCCGTATTTTAGAAGAACACGAGAAAAGAAAATGAATTGGTTATTACAAATAGCGCCAACAGTTGCTAGTGCATTAGGTGGCCCATTAGCAGGTTTAGCTGTGACTGTTTTGTCTAAAGCTTTAAATGTAGCGCCACATGAAGTCAATGACATAATTCAATCTAATAAACTTAATGCAGATCAAATTGCACAAGTTAAATTAGCCGAATTAGAATTACAACGTCAAGCACAAGAATTAGGCCTTGACTTTGCTAAAATAGAAGTGGCTGATTCTGTATCTGCTCGTAATATGGAAATGGCTACAAAGTCAAATATTCCAGCTATATTGGCTGCAATTACGACTGTTGGATTTTTTGGTATTTTAATTTTATTATTTTTTAATAAAGTTGATCCGTCAAACAATGCTTTAATGATTATGTTAGGTTCATTAGGAACTGCATGGACTGGCGTTATATCTTTTTATTTTGGCTCATCTCATGGCAGTCAAATAAAAGATCAAATGCTTTATCATTCAACACCTACTAAACAAGCGCAATCTGAAGAATGAATATAACTGAACATTTTACTTTTGAAGAACTTTACGCTTCTGAAATAGCGGATCGTAACCATATTGACAATACGCCAACCGATCCTAAAGTATTAGATAATTTAAAGACATTAGCATTAAATTTAGAAAGTGTGAGGCGTTTACTTGGACATCCTATACATATTAATAGCGCTTATCGTTGCCTACTTGTTAATGGAATGTTGGGAAGTAAGCCGACTTCTGCTCACGTTAAGGGATTGGCTGCTGACATCATTTGCCCTGCTTTTGGTAGCCCTGTGGACATTGTTAACGCTATTATTTCTAGTGGTATTCAATACGATCAAGTCATTTTGGAGTATGATAGATGGTGTCACATTGGATTTGCTGAAGAAGGCAAAGAACCAAGATTAGAACAATTAATTATTGATAAACAAGGAACAAGACATTATGGCAACTAAACCTACCTACAAAGCTGAAAAGCCAGCTATTCGTTCAGAAGGCAAACATTACGTTGTAGAACGTGAATGGAAAAAAGAACGTGCTAAAGTAATGGAATTAGAAAAAGAATTAAAGGCTCACGAAAAAACTGATCTTTTAAAAGCACATCCATTACCTAATATGCGTTCTGAATAATGGATGAAATGGTTTTTGTATCTGTTGCGCTTGTCACTATTATGTGCCTTCTTTGTATTATCAGCCTGCCTTTACGTTTGGCTATAGAATACGCTATTTGCTATTGGTAAATATTTAGGGCGGTCAAGCCACCATCAGAGGATATTGTAAGGCGAAGATTTTGTGGCTTTCTCTTTGTCATGTAATAACTATTAAATCTGCGCCATACCCTATAATTTACTTATTCATTACATACATTGTTACTTCAAAACCAAATCTCATTTCAGTTGCTGATGGGGTTGTCCACATAATATTCTCCTATATGTTTATATTTTGCTATTTTGTATACACGTTATTGTGTATATGTTTATATTATGCCCATTTATATACATATCCATCAGTAAAATCATTAAAAACCATTAATGGGTTATTAAAATTTCATGCACATTGTTTTCATTCTTTTCATATAAATCAATAACTTGAATGAAAATTAGCAACTTATAATTTACTATCTTTAAGTCTATTTGCTATCAATTCAGCGTAACCAGCAATATCATCCCAATGATCTTTATGGTCAGGATCACCATATAAAATACGACTTAATTTAACTAAAATCATGTGTATGGATTCTTTTTGATCTGCTGGCATATCTTTCCAAGAATATAATCCTGAAATATTTTCCATGATTTCTTGAACAAATATGGCTTTCATTTCAAAATCGCCATGAGTTGATTCACGTTCTTTTATTATTTGATTTATTTTCATAACTTCCTCCATTAAAGTTTTCTGATTTCAAACCCATATACTTTGCATACTTCTACTGCTAACTTATAAAATTCAAGCTTATGCTCATCATAATGCTCGTATTTTCTACAATGATATAAAGCTAAATGGATCATTTCATGCAATATAGTTTCAGATAATATTCTGAACTTTTTGCAATAACTACTAGATATTTCTATTTTTAATGGGTCTGCATGAAAATAACCGCATACCCTTTTGTCTTTAATTACTTTCCATTCAATAGTATTGGCGTTTGGCAAAGCATATTTATCAAATGGCGGCAATTTAGCAAACGTAGTATAAAGTTTAGCTAAATATTCAGGGGTGAGCAGCGACATAATAGTTATTTTATCCCCTTTTTATATTTGTAAATTTTTCATTCAAAAGTCATTTGCCTGTATTTTGAATGAAAACCTTAAATTATGGCAAAATTAACCTTTCCAGCTAACCCATTCTGATTTATCAGAGTTTTCAAAGGATACATCCACATTAACAGGCATTGAGAAAGTAATGCCATGATAAGGGTGGGTTATCCATAAAGCTTGTCTAGGGGGTTCAAAGCCAAAATTGTTGCTGTAGGCATATTCACAATACCCTTTTAGCGATCCATTTACAATAAGTCGTTCTAATTGTATTAATTGATGAAAATGACCAATTATCATAGTGTCATATTCCATATCAATTTGGGCGTTTCTAGACCGTTTCTTATGGTCACCTCTAATAATAGGCCCTAAAGCTCCAATAACGCCATCTCCGCCACGAAATTGATCGCCATGGGTCAATAGATACTTATGATTATAAATCGCGTATAAGGCGTCAGGGCCATCAGGAATGTGGAATGATACTCGGCTATCAGATTCAAAGTGTTTAGCTAGGAATTGATAGGTTAGCCAATCAAAAGAAGTAAAGTTTCTACCTTTATTTCGTATTTTATGGGTATTTCTACCATGATTACCACCTACGCATGGCACAAATACCTTTCCAAAACGATCAGCAAGCGTTTCTATGCACCAAATTAGCACACCAAATAGGTCTATGACCACAGGCATAATTTCTGCGTCATTGGTAGCCATAAGTTCTTCATGTATATCGCCTGACACCATATCACCGCCTAAAGCAAATACAATGCCTGGATACTTTGGATTAACCATGTGATTGTTTAATAGGTCAATAGCTACTTCAATCATTTTTTTAGCGCGTTTATGGGCTATTTTCATATTGTAGGAATTGACGTTATTAACTTGATTAGGGTCTACGTTTTCCCCCCAATGCCAATCGGATGCAAATAATGTAGGAACGCCTGGCGCTGATTTACTTGATCCTGGTTTTAATAACCAGCTAGGTGGTGAAGGCTTCTTTTCTGACATTTTAAGGATTTTAGTCTTAACATAATTCTCACTTAATACGTCACGATTGAATGAAGCTATTTGTGCTTCTAGGGTTCTTATTTTATCTTTTAGGGCTACTTCAGGTGGAATATCAGTTATGTGTGGCTTTGTATTATCTACTTCAGCTTGCATACCTGCCATTCGTGCTGCTCGTATTCTGCCTTGAAAACAAGCTCTTTTAATACCTAATAATTGAGCTGCTTTAGTTTCGCTGCCTGTCTTATTAAACGCTTCAACTGCTTCTTCTAATTGTTCGCGAGTTAATGGCATAGTTGACTCCTAAACAAAAGTTCAAACATAAAAAAAGCGCCAAACAATAAACCTAAACCACCTAAAATAATTAAAACTTTTATTACAAAGTCTGTTATTTCTTCCATTGGTTTTCCTTATGTTTAATTTCAATAAATTTGACATTCTTTAGCAAATTTGTTTCGCCGTCAAATATTAATTGTAAATTGCATCCTCTTTGACGTTCTTTATTGTTAGCAGATATAAAACTTGCGTAACCTTTTTTACCACGATAAACATAATAATCTAGGGTAATATCAGGTTGAGGTTCTTTTAATTTTGTTTCTTTTATCATGGATTGAATATCTAATCCATTAAGCTGTTTGGTATATAACTCAATATTGAGCATATTTTGTTTCCTCCATTTTGTAGAAAATCATGTGCGACCATTGAACAGTCTTTTTTAATTTGAACCATGATTGAGGTTTTGAGATTGAATTATCGTGGAAATTAGTTGCGCCTTTAGAATAATCAGGCTCTAACTTGTGCATGATGCGCCATGCAAGATCAAGGTAGTATGGATCAATCTTTTTTTGTTCAGGTGGTTTTATTTTTCCATACCAAGAAAACTGATAAGGTTTTCTCATTTCATTACACACCTGATTTGGATCAAAGTCAGCTCTACGCATAAGGACATAGCCAACACCGATTTGTGCTTCTTTTTGTTCTACGCTACTTTCCATATAGATAGTTTGCGCAAGACAAAGAAGTGCCTGGTCGATCATAAATGACCCCCCTGTGTTATTGCCAAGTTGTATTATACCATTTTTCACTATTGTCTAGCTTCCATAAGCCTAACTTCCTCGTCTACTTCATCTAGAAACGTTTTTACTTCTTTTTCCATTTCTTCAATAAATTTATTGTCACGCATCATGCGCTTTAAGAAATGACGTGAACCTTCAGGCATACGACTATCATAGCTAAAGAAGTCACACCATTGAGCGCCTGTGCAGGCCATTTGAGCCATCATTTGAATCTTATATTTTGTTGGTGGTTCACCTTCTTTAATATAAGACCAATGCGTAGCG